ATCGTGTACATCGTATTGGATCAGAAATTCATGACTCAATTATTGTGACAGACTATGTTACTGAAGGAACTATTGAGGAACGGGTGATTCAAGTTCTTGAAACCAAGGCAGACAACTTCGAACAAATTGTTCGTGACAAAGACAAGCTACTTAGCTTACTTAAAGACGATAAGGCAGGAAAACTATGACAGAGCCTATAAAGATTTCCAACTCTGAAGTTCAAACCTATAAGGACTGCAAGCGTAAGTGGTGGCTGAGTTACTACAGACGCTTACAACCTAAAACACAACAGATGACAGGCGCGCTCGCACTTGGAAGCCGCATTCACCAGGCACTTGATGATTACTACTCGAAAGGTATTCCACTTTTAGAGGCGCACTCTATATTAGTTGCAACGGACCGCAAGGCATTAGAGGATTCATTTCGTGATACTTACGACCTTGACTCTGAGGCAGAGCTTGGACGCATCATGCTTGAAGGTTACCTTCAATGGGTTGAGGAAAACGGAATTGACTCAGAGCTCGAGATGATCTCTACCGAGGAAATTATTTCAATGCCAATGCTTGAAGGACGCGTAGAGCTTCAAGGAAAGATTGATATGCGTGTTCGTCGTAAGGCTGATGGTGTGCGCATGTTTCGCGACTTTAAGACTGTCGGCGGATCATTTACAGACTTTGGTGCGATGGCACACATGAATGAGCAGATACTTACATATATGTTACTTGAGACAGCGCAAAATAAAGACGGTGAAAGAAGCGAAGGCGGAATATTTACCTTGTTAAAAAAGGTAAAGAGAAGCACAAATGCACGTCCGCCATTCTTTGATCAAATTGAAGTACGTCACAATGTCTTTGCCTTACGTTCATTTTGGCAAAGAGTAAACGGAGTTTTAACTGACCTAATGAAAACACGCGATGACCTTGATGCAGGTGCAGATCATCGCTACGTTGCATATCCGCGCCCAAGTCGCGACTGCAAATGGAAATGCCAGTTTTTCACTGTATGCCCACTGTTAGACGACGGAAGCGCCGCCGAACAAGCAATCAGTGAAATGTTCGATGTAGGAGATCCATATGGATACTACGGAACAGAAGAGAAGAAAGGAAGTGAGTGACGCATGTCACAAGTACAACGATCCCTCACGATGATGGTGTATGGAGAGTCTAAAGTTGGAAAGTCCACCTTTGCTGTCACAGCACCGTATCCCCGACTAATGCTCGACGTTGAAGGCGGACATCGATTTCTGCCAATCATAGTTAAGTATTGGGACCCACTGCGCGAGGAACCGCCTGTCGCAGATGGTACCTGGGATACGTGTGTTGTCACCGTTCGTGATTACGATACAGTTCTAAAGACGTATCAATGGCTGCAACTAGGTAAACACCAGTTCAAAAGCTTAATCATTGACTCAATATCTGAGTTGCAGGTTAAGTGTATGGACTCAATTGCAGGCAATGAACAAATGAAAATGCAACAGTGGGGTGAACTACTTCGTCACATGGGTGCGCTACTGCGCGATCTGCGTGACTTAACTATGCATCCAACTAACGCACTCGAAGCTGTTGTATTAACTGCAATGGCACGCTCAAGTGATGGACGTGCTCGTCCATACCTACAAGGACAGTTAGCAATCCAAGCACCATATTTTTATGATATTCTTGGAGCGTTGACAGTCGAATCTTTACCAAACCCAGATCCACTGCAACCTCCGTATAAAGTGCGACGCATGTATGTAGAACGTACCAATGAGTACGAAGCTGGCGAGCGCGTTCAAGGTCGTCTTGGCGCAATCGTAGAACAAGAGAATCTCGGCATTGAGCGTATGCTTGATGTCGTGTTTGGTCCAAAGACACCAATACAACCACAACCAACAGAACAGAAAGGCTAATCAGTGAGTACTCTCAACTGGGGCGACCTCGTTAAAGACGCAGGTGAATCAGCAAGTTATGAACCTCTACCCGATGGCGATTATGATCTAACCATCGTAGAGGCTACAGCAAAGGTCTCGCAATCAGGCAAGACTATGTTTGCAGTTAAGGCACAGGTAACAACTGGCGCTCACGCAAAGAGACTAATCTGGGATAACTTAGTAGTTACACCAGACAACTCTGCAGCTCTCGGAATGTTCTTCCGCAAGATGGGGGCTCTTGGTCTTGGCCGCGAGTTCTTTGCATCTAATCCTTCAAATGCTCAAATCGAAGCAGCACTAAAAGGACGCTCGTTCCGTGCACAGGTAGGTTCACGTACCTGGCAAGGTAACAAGAAAAACGAAATCAAGATGTACTACGCGGCTGCAGCGGCGGCAGCATCTGCTGCACCAGCAGCAGCTCCTGCACCTGCTCCTGCTCCTGCACCTGCACCAGCAGCAGCTCCTGCACCAGTAGCGGCGGCACCTGCCTCTCCGTTCTAAGTGCGTTTAGTCGTCACCTATGTATATTATGCGTAGGTGACGCGCTAAACACACTTAGCACGAGAGGAGTACTATGAAAAAGTTATCTGTCTTAATGACAGGGTTTACTGCACTGCAGATAAACACTGAAAAAAGGACGATACAAAAAATTGACGTGCCTGCGTCTATTGCACAGGCGTTGCGTGAGTTAGGTCATGAAGTTGATTGGCGTAAGGTAACTCCCGGCGAGGATCTGTCTTCATATGATGTTGCCTGGGTCAATCTTGCACCATTAAACTCGCTTAACGGCCGACAAGGTGCAATGGGTGCGCTTTACACACTGTCATCTGGACTACCTTGTGTTGGATTTTTTGATGATTGGCAGTTTAATACTGTGTTTAATGGAGCAAAGGCACTAGTTCGCAAACCTGAGATGTTGTACAAACATCTGCTTGTTGGAACTGAACATCGCGGTGACGAAGGCGCAACGTATTTTAGTCGCGCAGACATTGAGGCTGCACTTGAAAGAGTGCGTGTAGTAAGTCCAGATGCGGCAAAGAAGTGTTACATTGAGCGCTATTACATGATGGATAACGATGAAACAATTAAACCCTGGGAGAAAAGACTTGTTCAAGCTGCCGAGGATCTTTTAATTGAGCGTTGGTCCGCTGGTATGGTTCCAGTTTGTCCTATGTACTCGTTTGGCGATAGATCTATTGTGCGTAAGCGTATGCCAAAGGAACTTGGTCCAATTGAGGCATTAGACCCAACATCAACAATAGTCCCAACGCTAAGTCCTGTAGTCCCACTAAATCAGTCACTTAAGAAACGCGCATGGGTTTTAGGTGCGTTAATGCCGCATGATACTTGGCTTGAAAAGAAAAATCTAACTTGGCCAGTTGAAATTGTTGGCAGTCGCAAGTTAATACGCAAACTTGGCGGACAAAGATTTGACACAGAGAAGGACGTGTTGGAGTTTTACAATCAACATTGGGGAATTCTTTCTCCACCATATCCGCACGCTGGATCTGGCTGGTGGCGCAGTCGCTTTCTTTACACCGCGCACGTAGGATCAATTCTTGTAACTGACAAAGGTGAAGGTGATCCATTAGGTGACGCGTATAAACTTAAAATTGCAGATGTTGAAAAGATGAGTGATGCTCAACTTATTGAGGCAGCTCAGGCGCAACGTGACGCGTTTACTCCGTTTGTTCCTCAATACTCATCGTTTGTAGAACACTGCAGTCGCATCATAAATCGCGCACTACAAGAGGACAAAGGACTAAAAAGAAATGCTGATGGTACACTTGCATGAGTAAGATACTTATTACAGGAATGAGTGCGCCTCACGCATCAGCCGAGGCTAATAAACGCTCGCTATCTTTTGCTGGACTTATTTGTAATGTTCTTTCTCAGATGGGGCACGAGGTAGTTCAAGATGATCCTGATATTTCATGGAACATAAATGACCTTGATCAATACGATCTTGTGCTTATTGGACTTAGCCCATTAACTAGTTTAAGCGCAAATCGTGTGTACGGTGCACTTAACTTAATAGATCTCTTACAAGAGTCGTCTAAACTACGCTTTTTCATCGATGCGCCAGAGCCAACACGCATTACTGCAAGCTTACGTGCAATCGTAAAAACTCCAGATAACTTAACAAAGCCTTTTTATTCCTACCGTAAAGGTTTTATGTATGCAACAGTTCCAGGTATGGCATCAAACTTACTTGCGGTTGTAAATCGACTTCTTAACGATGAGTGGCCAACTACATTGTATCCAGCACTTCCTTGGTCTGGAACAGGCAAGATAATTTCTCAATTACCTGCAGGTGCAGCTGAGTCTTTGTGTGCAATAAACCTGGACTCATACATACTATCTACGCAGGACTCAATTGAAGTCGAAAAACGTGATAAATGGGTAGTTGAAAACTACAACACGAGTTGGATAAAGGAAGTAACTGGAATGCTTGTGCATCAGTCAATTCCAATGAAGTGGCATAAAGGTTGGAACGACGAGCAGGTATTCTCACAAATAAGCTCTGGCATTGGCTCCTTAATTAGTCCGTATCAAACAGGAGGTACTTGGTGGTCATATCGACTGATACAGTCGCTTAATGCATCTACTCCCGTAGCTACAGATTGGCGAGAGAGTC